ATTCTTTTAAATGATTAATATCATTATCTCTTCTTAAAGAATTTCTAACATAACCTTGTAATGTTTGTTCTAAATTGCCATAGTACCCAATAGTTACATCATATACTCCACCTACATCTTTAGAGTCTTTACCTTTTACTTTTACTTCAAATAGTACAAAGTTATTCTCATCACTACCTATTCCATATTTATCATCTAACATAACTCTCATTTATTTATCTCCTTTAATCATATAATGTAGAAACATTGCATTGCAAGCTATATGTGCTGTATGCTGTAATAAACTTTCATCGTCTATATACTCACCTTGTTTTATCTTATTTAGATGTCTTTGTAATGCACTTATATATCTGTTAATATCTGTATTTAACTTCCAGTTATTTTCAGCATATTTAGAAGCTCCCATTGTTAATACTTTAGCAATATCTTCTTCAAAATAAGGGTCAATCAAATCAAATCTTGGTTTACCATTATCATCTTTTTTAAACATCATATAATCCTTCAAGACAGTTATCAAAGTATCTTCCACCTATATTAGCATTATTATATAACTTGCTTTCTATGGCTTCATTAATAAACAATAACTTCTCTTCTAAATATGTAGCTGTTCTACTGTTAGTACATAGATATAATATCTCTTTACTTTCTATCTCTTTACCTATATTACATTCACTAGAACCAACATAATTAATAAAAGGCTTATTAACATATACTTCCTCTAGTTGTGTTCTTTTATTTCTTATAATTCTATTTACATACTTTAAATGATTACTTCTTTGGATACCATTCTTTAGTGGTGTAAGCTCTTGTGAAGTCCTTATCTTCTTTTTGCCTATATACTTAGTGCCATCAGTAAACTTTAGTATATAGACTATGTCAGTAACCTTACTATCTAAATCACTATGTGATGATATTATTCTATCCTTGTATATCCAACTCATTTACTCTATCCCTATATTTAATGTAAAATTCTATTATCTTGGCTATCATCTCTTCTCTAGTAGCAACATCTTCTTCTAGCTGTAATTTAGCTAACTTCTTTCTATCCATAAAATCAATTCTTATCATTGATACAACACTCATTTATCTTATCCTTTACTTTATCTATATTCTTTATTATCCAATCAATAATAAACTCTTTATCGTGTACTGTAACAGCTATATTTAGCTTAGTTACATAATCATACACTACAAATATATTCTCTACTTTCTTTATATAAAATATTCTACCACCACTAGCAAAGCTATTAACTTTGCTTAGCTTAGGAAATTCACCATCATATCTATCGTACATAATTATCCAAAGATATTAGGTTTAGGTACTGTTCCAGTATTTACTTTACTATTGCTACTACCTGTTGGTTTAGATTCTTGTTTAGCTTTAAAAAATCTAATAGGAGTTTTCTCTATTCTCTCTAATCCTTTAGCATATGCTACTGATTCTTTATTAGCAAATGACTCACTAGCAGTCTTATTATCCAAAGTAAACATATCTATAATAGTTGGTTCAGTTATTGGTTCACCATCTTTTGTAACAGCTCCAATACCACTTCCTTTTTGTGTATCTTTATCCCAACCTTCTTTTTGTACCATTTGGAATAAGAACTTAGCTTTTTTACCTATCCAATCAACTAATACTTCAGCTTCAATATTAGCATCTACTTTTTTCTTTTTACCTTCATTCTCTACATCATCTACATACTTATACCATTTAATAATTCTATTTTCTGTTTTAATATCAGCTACTGAAGTAAGCATATTTTCTGTTAATAAATAGTTTAACTTTTTAGTTTCTATATAACCAGGTAAAGCCATATCTTTACCATTCATTGAGTAATAAGTTTTACCTTCTTTATTAGTAATCCAAAAAGTATGCTCATAACTAGCATCACCAATAAATGATACTGTAATACCAATAGCACCACCAGATGATTGAATAGCAAAAGCTTTTTCAACAGTTAGTTCATATACACCAGAATTATTTATAAATTTACTACCACTAGCATCTTTTAATTCTACATTTAGTGTTTGTTGGTTCTCTATGATTTTTGATAAAATTGACATTGTTTATTCCTTATTATTATTTTAATTTATTAATGATTGAGTTTAGATTATACTCACCAGTTACTTCTACTTTAGACTCTAAATTAGCTCTTGATTTAGCTACCCACATACTACTATCGTCGTGATGAAACCATCTTTTGCTTTCACCATCAACTGTCATATATATAACAAAGTCAAACATACTTACTAACTTAGCTTGAAACTTTTTAGCTGGTACTTGTGGTGTAAACTTTACACATCCATTTGACTCAACAGCTTCAGTTAATGCTGTAAATACAACATTAATACCTTTTAAATCTCTAAACTTCTTTACTATGTTAGTCATTCTTTTTGTATATTCTGACCACTTAACAAAAGCGTTAGAAGGATTAGAGTAATAATCATCTTGTTCTAGTTCACTTACACATATATCTCCTATTTCTGATAAACTATCCAAACAAACAGTATCATAAGTTAAATTACCATCTCTTAATGCTACATACACTTTACCTAACTCTTCTAAGCTAGTAATATCTATAACATCAATATCTTTATCTTTTAATACTAACAAACCACTTTCAGCAGATAATATTAATACCTTACCTTCAATAGTACCTAATTGTGTAGTTTTTCCACTACCAGATGCTGCGTGAATTAATATCTTAACACCATCTGATTGTTGTATCTCTTTTGTATTTTTTATACTAAACATATATCTCCTTTTTTTATTAATATAATTATATAACAAATGTTATAAATGTAACATTAGTTACTTATCAACTCTACTAAAAATATCATCTTCTTCTTCATAACTATCTTCTTCTACAATTTTCTCTTCTTTCTTTTCTATTGTTTTAAAAATAGTTTTTGCTAATTCTGTATCACTTAATGGCTTATCAAATTGTTGATTAACTTTCTTTAATTCAGCTTTACATTCATTATGACTATATCCCATATCCATAAGTAATAAAGCTAACTTTATTAATGCAGAATTTCTACCATTGTATTGGTTCTTTATAACATATTGGCTAATACCACTTAAATTCTTTTTACTTAGGTTTTTACTATCTCTATCATAGTTTTCTTTTTCTTGTGTGTAATCTACATACTTATCACAATCTATTAATTGTCCATCATTATACCAATAATCACAATCCTTACTACCATAAAAGAACCTTGCTATATCACTAAGTCTATCAACTTCAATAGGTAAATCATCAAATAGATTTTTCATCATCTTACTATAAGATTCACTATCCAATTCTAAAGCAAATTTCATAGGTAGGATAATTCTAAATCTATCTTCTATCTTTCCATTCTTTTCTTTTTGATGACTCTTTGTAGTAGCTATAAGATAGGTATATTCATTGAATAATATCTTAGCTGTTTCTAAACTAACTCCTTCATCTATATCCAATATAACTAATTGAAAACCAGGTATAGCATTCTCATTCTTTCTATGTCCACCCTTAAAGCTATGTGCTGAATAACATACATTATCTGTTGATACTACCTTATGTAAATCTCTAAATAGTATTTCATTATTAGTATAATATCCTTGTGTCATATCAGTAGAATAACTAAACATTATTGGCTTATCTAAATCAGTATGTGTCTTACCACTAGCACTATAAAAAGTAATATTCTTTTTATCTTGTATTTGTAGTGTTATGTTGTGCATATAAGCATAACCTTTAGCTAATTCCATAAACTGTTTTTTATTTCTAATATCTTTAAAGAATGGTAACTCTTGTGTTAGATTATATTCATTTTGAACTTTACCAGTATCCAATAAATAATCTACAAATAACTCATATTTTAGTTTTCTATTTAATATATTAACTAAATCTTTCTCACTATCATTAACTACTTCTAGTGCTGTTTTATAATCATCATAAGTAACTTCTTCGTGTAGATTAGATACTGCTATTACTCCACTTAGTTTTAAAGCTATCCAATGTTTATTCTTAGCATATATCTTCTCTATATTCTTAAAGTCACTTATACTAGCACTATCTTCTATATTTTGTGTATGTGCTTTAAAGTATAACTCTCTAGCTTCTGGTGTTAATGATAATGTTCTATGGTCATATTTCTTAACTATATCTCTAAATCTTTTAGTCACAAAATCTACCTTATATGTATTATCACTATCCATCTTTAACACATATCTATTTATCTTACTAGCTACATCTACAAATAAACATCTTCTAGCTAGTCCACTAACCAATAAATCAAAAAACATCTTTTCAGTAGTTATATTGCTCTCAAATAATAGATGTTGAGAACCAAAGGCTAACATACATAAAGGTATAGAGTTTTCAGCCTGTTTAGTCTTAGTAGTAGCTCTTAAATTAATAGGTAACTTACCATTATCATATATCTCT